GGGGGGGGTAATCCTTAGTATGTTATGAGACGTCGTTTATTGCAAAAAAATAGGGAACTTGAAGACTTTATCATAAGGTTTTATCCGGCAGGAAATTATACATGGACGGTTCCATCTGGATGTAGGGAGGTTGATGTGTTTCTTGTCGGTGGTGGATGCGGAGGCAATAGAGGATATTCAGATACAGGAGGAGCTGGAGGATATACAAAAACCTTTAAAAAAGATACATCCGGATGGAGAGATGGTGATGCTATCCCTGTTATACCGGGTCAGTCAATTTCAATAAGAGTTGGCAAAGGAAGTAGTAGAAGTTCTAATAGTACTCCACCTAATGATGGCGGATACTCGCAATTTCTAAACTCGAATTATAGAGCTTATGGAGGGAGTATGGATGGATACGAAAATGGTCCATGGCGTTCAGATGGCGGTTCAGGTAGCGGTGGTGGATCAGAAGGTGACGGTGGTGATGGTACTGTTTTGATTAGGGGTAGAAGATATAAATCGTAAGTAGATGTTATGAGACGAAGATTTGAAAATGTTAATATGGTGATGGGTAATTGTTTCTCTCCTGTAATGGAAGGGAGTCAATTTAAATGGAATAATATTGTAGTTAATAGTCCAGTATATATAACTCCAATAAGAAGAAAGAAATTCAAGATAAGTTTTGGAGAATTTGATTTATCCAAGGTTTTGTCTAATGTATCATCTAATTGTGATATTATAATAAGAGATAAATCTGTATATACATTTCTATTGTTACTTCTGTCTGCTGATCATTCTAAATGCAGTTTGTTTAATAATCATCTAACAGTTAATACCCAGGATTTACCAAGATATATTTTTTACATTGATTCCGAACATGAGGAACTGTATTCATACAAAGACGGGGTTTTAGAAAGTAATGTGACGATAATGGATCCAGTTGATAATTATTTCTATAATTATATTGATATTCAAATAAGAAATTTCAATGATAATCCTATCCCCGATTTTTATGTAGGTGTGGTCGATAAAGTAGGAGACTGAAAATGTATTTCTTTTCTTCACCTACTTTAGAAATCCATGATTAAATCTCTTTTGCTATCTTTGTGACAAACAGTTATAAAATGGCAGCAGAAGATAACAGAAACATAGCGGTTCCTCAAACAGGTATGAACCGAGATCTGCATCCGTCGAGTCTTACGGATCAGCATTATACGTTTGCCTTGAATGCCAACATCGAATCCGAGGATGGTAATGTTGGGATGAGATCTAACGAGCACAGTAATCTTAAATGCATTGATTTCGATGGGTTTAAGGTTATTGGTTACAAGAATGATCTTACTTCGGGCAATATCTATTTTTTTATAACAAATCCTGAAACAGGCGTATCTAAGATAACTTATTTCAAGCCTGAATCCGATACAAGTATCTTATCCGATTCCGATATAGAATCTATGGTAGAAGGATCGGAGTCGTTGTGTTCTGGCATGAAAACTTTGCTGGAAGACAACGAGCAAGATCCGTGCCTTAATTTCTCTATCTATCATCCTATAAAAACCATAGAAATAAAGACAGAGAAATGTGGGAAATGCATTTACTGGACTGACGATTATAATCCTCCCAGGTATGTTATTGTAGACAAGGCTCTGACTCCTGATGATGAAGGTGATATATGGTATCATTATCATGGGTATAAGATATGTGATAAAGAATACGATAGGGACAAGTTCATGCAGGAGAATGGTTGTTTTCTGGCTTGTGAGAAGCTTAGGGTGTTTCCGCTGCTGGATCAGCCATGCGTGGAGCCGGTACAGATCGAGTACGGGGGCAGCCTGCGTGCGGGCGTGTATCAGTTTGCTGTGGCCTTGTGCGATGAATTTGGTAACGAGAAAACTAACTATACTTCATTGACTAACCCTGTTCATGTATTTGATGAGCAATATATTAGGATAAATGATGGTAAATGGGGAGAAAGAACTAATCTTGGTATAAGACTTAAGGTGTCTAATCTGGATAGGCAAGTCAGCCATTACAAGGTGGCTGTTATTCAGAATACTGTAGGATACAATGGCGAAACACAACCTGTAGTGGATTATTTTATAGAAGGTATTCATCCTATTACAGAGAAGACCATATACTATTATTCTGATCTTAATAATAAGAGGACAACATTTGAACATATTTCTTTAAAAAGAGCCATATATAATACATCAAGAGGAATAGTGTCAGTCGGAAACCGTCTTCTTCAATATGGTCTTACGGCGGAAAAAGAATGGAATTTACAGCCTGTAGTTTCTCTTATGGGGCATTTTCTAAAATGGCAGGCATCGGTAGCCCACGAGGATCTGTATAAGGATGGTAATGCCTGTTCGTTGTATGTGGGATACATGAGGAATGAAGTATATCCTTTTTCTATATCATTTAAGACATCCACCGGATATAAAACTCCAGCATTCGTTCTTGTTCCCCCACCTTATGATAAGGCGAGAGAGGAAATGAACAAAGACAGTATCCCATACCAGTCTATAAACGCATATGCTCCGGATTGCTCGGGTGTTGATAGGAAATATGTATGGCAGTATAGCAATACAGCAGGAGATGGAGTATTGATTGACGACGATGCGGTTGTTATAGATGAAGAACAGAAAGAGTGTAACAACCCGGCTACCGTAGGTCAAACTGTTATAGTGGAAAGCAATTTTGCCACTTTTAAAGGTAAATCAAGATTTATTATCGATTATGATGATATTGTAGGAACCCCTATAAATTATTTGTCTGAAAATATAGGTCTTGTAGCTTGTAATAATAAGGAGAATGGAAACAATGAAAGACAGATATGTGATATAGCTACCAAATACAGAGAAGATGGAACACAGGATTATATGGAGCCAATTGATCATATTAGGTTACCAGAAATGGAAGGAGACTGCGAAGTCCCTCATCGTCAAGAATCTATATTGTCAGCTCCAGTTCCACTAATAACAGGCCTTGTAGAAGATTATATCTATAAGGTTCTTAGCGAAATGGAACACGTCTCTACAGATTATCTATATACCACAGGAGGAGAAAATCAGAATAAGTATTCTGTGTTGTTTAATTACGAGACAATGGATTCTTTGTCTGAATGGATGGATGAAGCATTTTTTGGGTATAGCGCTGGCAGCATATCAGGTGATGGCAATCAACACCTTTGTTCTGAGTTTTATCCATACTTACAACCTGGATCTGTTTTAAAAACCGTGTCTGATGCTATATACGTATTAGATACCATGCCTTGTACATGCGGATGTTATATTGAGAGTTATTGCTCTGATCCTACTGTGTCAAGAACTGATTATAACAACTTTCAGAATTATAATTATCTTCTTGGAAGTTATATTCTTCATATAGATGGATGGAGCCAAAAGATAAATGATGTAGGAGATTGGCGAGCCGGTAGATCTACCAGTACAGTCATAAATAATCAGTATAGATCAAAGAACGGACCCAGGTATTGTATTGAGCAATTTTGGCCTGAAGCTTCTGAGAAGTTGCAAGATATGATATATAAAAATTCGGATACCGGTATAGATGAAACTGATTGGAAATTTGAAGGGTATGTAAACAATGCTACATTTAATAATCCTACAGGGGATAAGCTTAATATTGGATTCGCATCTGAATTTGTGGTATGGAAGTTTGTCAGAAATGTAATGACAAATGCAAGATTTATTAGAATTAATAGACCAGAAGAGTGGGACATAGAAGGTTATAAAGACGAGAACAAAGTTCTTTATCTTGAAGCTCTTGGAAAGGTAGATGGCATAATGGATGCTGTGTCTACCAATTACGTTCGTGTTTCTTTTTGGAAGGATGTTGAAACATGGTCCCCTCTTGGAATAGTACCAGTTGAATTTGATAGACCTGAGTATGAATCATCTCATTCCGTTATTGTTAACATAGCAAGACCGGCTTTCGGAGAAATAAATGAAGAGTTTTTTGATTCTATAGGTCAAAATTATTTTTATGTTACAATAGAATCTCCTATTGTAGCAGTTCCTTGGATAATGACGTTTAGACAAATTCAATTTTGTTCTTATAAAAATTATGATACCCCAGAAGAAGAGGAAGAAGAAGGAAAGAAGCCTTCCCGTGCTATTCTTGGAGTCGCTTTTGCTACAGGTAAAACTATATATCCGTATATTTTTGGTATAAGAGAAAAGGAGGTAAATAAGATTGATTTGTCTGTGGATTCTATAACACTTAGATCAACTGTCTTATTTGCATCAAAATGTCAGACATGTGGAGATAGGCCCATCAATTGCAAGCCTCGTCCTTATAAATACGGGGATTTTGCATATTGGGAATCATCTGAGAAATATCCTGCTAATTTTGAACTTTATGATAGTAGCAGGATGAAAATAGACACAGGCAGATCTTATGGTGATCCAAAAAAATCAGAAGCTTATTCTAATATTATGAATAAGTTAACAGAATATTATGGTGCTCCTTTGTCAGACAAAAATGGATTATCTTATTTCAAGGGTCATTCTTATGGAGGGGTAGATACTTCTACCGTATTTTGCCAGCAACCTATACGTCATTACCGGTTTCCAGATAATAAGCATATACCATTCATGAACAGTGATGAACGTGGATATGACATAGCTTCTGAAATATATCCGGTAGGTATTATGGTAGATGAGAACACCATACAAGTGTTTTTGGATTTTGCAGTGGATTCTGGTTTGATTACGCAACAACAAAGAAATACGATTGTAGGATATGAACTGTATCGTGGAGATAGGAGACTAAATAGGTCGGTTGTGGCTTCAGGATTAGCCTATGATATGCTTAGATACATAGGAGACGATGGTAATGTGAATATCTATCCTAATTACCCATATAATGACCTGTCACAAGATCAATATAATTATACGTCTGGCAAAAGAGACGAGTTTATATCCCATCCTTTCGACAAAGGAGGAAACGTGTGGTATTCATTCTGTTCACCTGATATTTATTTCAACAAGCCAGAACTTCCAAATGAAGTATGTATAGACGGGTTTCAAAGAGGAATGTCTGTGGGCAGTTTCGTACCTGTAGAAGATCATCCAAAATGGACTATCTTAGGTCCTGCCGCATACACGATGGCTGCGTCGCTTGCCGCAGTTGAATCAAGTGCTACAATAGCAGCTATGATAGCAGAAGAGCTTCAGATAAGGGCGCAGTCTGGATACATAGGAGGGTCGGCCGGTCTTACCGGAGGAGGATTCCTGACTAATTTAAGTGTGGCCATGCTGTTTTCTTCAATGGTGTCAACCATCAGTCAGACTCTTGCTAAAGGCCCGATATTGTACGGTAAGTACCGTTATGATTGGCTTAATACGTTTATAAACAATGGACCAAGACGTAATCATGCATGGTATTATACTTCTGTGGGATTATATAATTCAATGATAGGCATAACAGATCAGGATAAGTATGAACGAAATTTTGCCCGTGGTTTATCTTCTGTTAAGTACATTAAGTCTGGCGTATATCCGATGATGGATGCCAGTATGTCTTCTAAATGGGGAACCGGTAGAAATGATAATGAGGGACGTTTCTTATTCGTTAATAATATAGATCGTGAATCTTCGTTATTTTTATCATTTGGTGATCCAGGTGAAAAAGGAGATGGTAAATCGAAATATTTATTGGAATATCCGAACTATGTTTACAATTACGACAGTAGCCGCATAGATGATTCGGTTATTGCTGGAAGTGATGTTGTAGCAGGAAGAACATTCGAGCAATCCAAAACAGTATCGTACATCTGTTCTCCGTATATGAGACTTATGCGATATAGGCCGGATCAATATGGACAGATAGAAGATATAAAATGGATTTCCATAGGCGGATGTGGCTTTTTCACTAATGAAAAGAAACTGATATTCGGTGGCGATACGGTGATAACCAGATTTTCATTAAAGAGAAAATTTCCTGTTTTTTATAATAGCGCTTTTGGTATTGGAGACATGATACCATTCCCATACATGGATTACAGAAATGTAGGGTATCCAAGATATTTTGTTAATTATGATACTGGAGAAGACGCTCTTGAGACAATAGATAACGAACGTTTCAATAGCTGGACATCATCTAATAAAGGAAGATACGCTTTTTATCCAAACAGGAAGAGCTTATACGAATTAAATGGTGACACATCCGGCAAGTACGTTAATGGAAGATTTTATACATGGTTCTATGGTATTCCTCAGTTCCTTGTAGAGTCTGAAATAAATTGTAATTTCAGATTAGAGGGCCCTCAGCCTCATGAACTATTCTATCCAAAAGTAGGAGATTTTGTTTGGTGGACACAAGAAAAGAACGTATCTATCCATAGGGATAATGATTACAAGATAAGTCCTATCTATTCGTCGAGGATGACACTAACACCAAATGTATTGCCGGCAACATACGAACGACGTTTTTATGACTGTGCTTACCAGCGTCCTAATGGTGTTATATGGAGTAGGGCTGACGTATCTGAAAACAGTCAAACAGATCCGTGGCTGACGTACAAGCCTATGGACTATCATGAGTTCCCAACCAACAACGGGAAGCTTATTCACATGAAGCGTATTGAATCCGATCAGATTCTTGTTAGGTTCGAGGATCAGGTTTCACTCCATAACGCCATAGACGTAATCAAGGAGCGTACCTCCCCAGGGCAGGCCGAGATGGGCACCGGCGGTCTGTTCGCGTCCCGGCCTCTGGAGTACAACACGACCGACCTCGGTTATTCTGGAACCCAGAGCACTGAAATAATTAGTTCAGAATTTGGTCACTTCTGGGTAGATACTAAAAGAGCACAGGTGTTTATGACCGATCCTAATGGACGTAATCTTAAGGAACTTAGTGTAGGTATCAGACATTGGCTTAAGCGTCATCTTCCGTTTAAGATTCTTAGATACGGAATAACTAATATCTTAACCGGTACAGAGATGACAGAAGAAGATACAGACAATAAATTTATCGGTCTTGGTCTGTCTCTTGGATGGGATAATAGGTATAAGAGAGTACTTATCACGAAAAAAGATTATATACCTGTTAAGAACCCGGCATATTATAAATATGATGGTGGAAGGTTCTTATACAATGAAACAGAGGTGCTGTCAAACGATAAGGAAATATCTTTAAAGGACGAACAATATTTCAAGGACGTGTCGTTCACTATCGGATATTCGTGTCTGAAACAAGAATGGATTTCTTATTATTCGTTCTGTCCTGACTATTATATAGAACAGCAACAATATTTCCAAACAGGTATAAACTTCCCGGCATCAGACGAAGAAGGTGGCTTATGGAGTCATTTGCTGACGAATAAGAGCTTCCAGACATTCTACGGAGCAACATATCCATTTATATTAGAAGTGCCGATAAAAGAGAAATATAATGGCTCTACGTTGGCTTCTGTAGAATACGAGCTTGATGCAAGGAAATACGTCGATGATGTGAATTACACTCTTGACAGGAAAGTAGGTTTAGATACGATAACTATCTACAACGACACAAACAACTCAGGTGAAATTCATCTTGTTCCAGAAGAAAAGAATAATTTAGCGCAACGTATATCGTATCCGAAGATCGTAGGCGACCATACTGAGGTCCTGGATACTGAGGTATATAGAAGACATAAGTTAAATGACTTTTTCAACAGGGTTGACGATGACCGATCGGAGACCCCTATTTGGATCAAGGACAATAACGATATAAATAAGTCAGTTAATCCTGATGCCCTTAATTTCAGACGGTCATGGCTGGATAGGTTAAGAGGAAGTTGGATGCTGATGAGGATAAAGAAAGTAATTAGCAACCGGAAAATTATATTCCAGTGGTTGATTTCTGAAGATAAGATTAAGAATAGATAATATCGTATCATCCTCTACTTTTCAATAAGTAGAGGATGATTTTTTTATTCTACACATATAAATCCGTATTTCTTTATTATATGACAAATATCATTATTATCCATCCTGAACCATTCTCCATCGACTCTTACTGAATCATATTCTTTATGTATTAATAATTCTACATTTTTATTGCATACTCCTATTATAGATAAATTAGGATTCCCAATAGATAGTGTTTTAAGTCTTTCAATAGGATTACGGCTTTTTCCTATTTTAAATAAACCACTCGAACTATCTTTTATTATATAGGTATTAATATCACCACTGGAATTTTTATCATGCGTGACTGGGGCTGGTTTGTTGCATACTGTAAGGAGTGATGCGTTTTCACCGAACAATATGGATATTATATCTATGGCCTCTTTGTATATAACGGATAAAGATTGCAACATGATATACAAATCAACTTGTCTAACCATGTTGTCATTTATAAACGTTAATATTCCAAATCCACTATCAATGAAAATAATACTTACATTTTCTCCGTACACTTTATTGAATAAGTTATATACTTTCTCATTGTCATTTTCTTCAAATTCTATTATTTTAAAATTTTTACTATTAAACGGAGAGTTGTCTTCATTTAATAGTAAATCAACAATATATCTATCCATATATTTATTTTTTTTATGTTATACGCAAATATACAATACGATACTGTCTATTATGTTGTCTGTGTGTTAATTTGTTCAAATTAATCTATTTTAAATCATTTTAATTTGTAAATCATATTTTAGTGTCTATATTTGCATCGTAATCAAGAGAGATTATAATGCAAGACAGTGGTGATGGAAGGTGATACTTCGGTTTGTGTCACAGGTTCGAGTCCTGTATTTTTCATGCAAGAAAGATTAGATCAGTTGGTAGATTAAAACCTCCTTTCAAACACCTTCCAAATTATCCCTGTTTTAATAAAATATACAGATGGTGAGGAGTTCGGTTACTTCGAAAATTAGCGTAGTGGTTTAACGCAGCATCAGGTACATTTGCTTTTCATCGGTTCGAATCCGATATTTTCATCTTAGATCCGGCTCCGCTTTTCCTCTGTTTGAAAGACATAAGAAACTAATGAGTGGTGATGGGGTTAGTTACTTCGAATTTAGCTCAGATGGATAGAGCGATACTCTTTTAAAGTATAGGTCGATGGTTCAAATCCATTATTTCATTGTTTACACTAACTTCAGCTTTTCCCTCATTGAGTATTCATTTTGATATATTTTTTTTCAAGCAGTGGTAGTAATATCACTGCTTTTTTTTGTATAACACTTTAAAGAAAACAACAACAAATGGGAAAGTTTAACAAAAAGGATGAAGGTGTTAAACCTACGATCGTGAATCACATGGGAGAGAAGGCGTATAAGCCTAACGCAGAAGAAGAGTTGGTATCTACGGTAATGACTACCATGTTGTCTGATTCTTATTATGAGAAAGAAAAAGACAAAGTAGAAAGAATTAAGAATCTTATGGACCAAGTGGATCCGTATTTTGCAGCACAGACGGCATTGTATGTCCGGAAGGAAGGGAAGCTGCGGTCTGTTACGCATCTTATGGCTTCTGTCCTTGCCAGCAAAGCATCTGGTAATGAATGGGCTTCAAGGTTCTATAATAAGATCGTTATGCGTCCTGATGATATGAGCGAAATCCTTGGCTGTTATGCGGCTCTTAACGACAAAAATCCAAAGAAGTTAAGAGGAATATCCAGCGCTATTAAGAAAGGATTTAAGACGGCTTTGGAAGGTCTTGATCCGTATCGGATTGACAAGTACAAGATGGACAGTAGGGTCATTACTATGGTTGACCTCGTAAACTTATTTCACCCTAAAGGCAATCAGGTTAACAAAACAGCTTTCCAGTACCTTATAGAAGGTCGATCTTTGTCTGGATTATACGAAAGCAAGATTCTTGAAAAAGAGATGTCTAAGGCCGGTCAGGATAAGAAAGACAATAAGGAAAAGAAAAAAGCTTTAGGTGACGCTATTCGGGACGTGGTTTCCAATGTAAAAGGTATGCCTATTTTTAATATGGTTCGTAACCTTGTAAACATAATCAAATACGCGCCTGATCAAATAGATGAAGTTTGTAGGCAGCTTACAATAGAAGAGAAGGTACTTAATTCTAAGATGCTTCCTTTCCGTTTTGCTTCAGCTTTCAAAGAGGTTGAAAATATAGGCACTGATGGTTCCGAAAATGATATTGTATTTGAGTCGGATAAAAAACGTGCTAAATTAACAGCGCGTAATAAATATAAGATTTTAGATGCGTTGGAGAAAGCCATAACCATCTCCTGCAAGAACCTGCCGGTATTGGAGGGGCGGTCGGCTATCCTGATTGACCACTCTGGCTCTGTACGTGGAGATATGGGAGGATCTTCTGAGGTGTCTGCCTTTAGCAAAACAAATACGGCTGTCATTGGTAACTTGTTTGGCTGTATGATTGCTTCTGTGCTTCCTGACGTATTTATTGGTATGTTTGGTGACAAACTTATCAATTACGAATATGATAGAAGCAGAGGTGTTTTGTGGAACAACAAAAAATCTTTTACTGCCGGAGGAGACTGCGGTGGTTCCACCGAAAACGGTCTTTTTGCATTCTTGGATAAGTGCGTTAAAGATAAGATCAAGGTAGATAACTTGTACATTATTTCAGATATGCAGATAGGAGACGGTGAATCTGTTGTATGGGAGAAAAGCTCCAGTTATGGATATGGTAAATTCGCTGAACTTTTGAAAGGGTTTAAAAAAGTGAATCCAAATTGCAAAATCGTTTCTATTTCTATTCAAGGATATGGAAGTGAGATGTTTTACAGAGGATCTAATATCTTGAACATAGCTGGCTGGTCAGAATCTATCTTCGATGTTATTAACAGCAAGTTATGTGGATATAAGAATATGATTGAAGAAATTAAGAAAATAAAAATATAATCATTGATTTTGCTTCAATAGTAAACAAGTTTTAGCTTTAAAGGTATAGCCGAAGAAGTACGTGAGTATATCTTCGGCTTTTTATTTACCTTTGTTGAAAAACAGTTTGTTATGAAACAAGTATTATATAAAAATGATATATACCCCTATAATGTAAGGGTATTGCTTGGAGCAGATGAAGAGTATATAGTTAAGACGTTCGCCAACCTGGAAGTAGAAGATCAGAGCTGGGAGGGGTGGACTGATGATTATGGTGGCAGAACTATTTTCGTAGGAAACCGAACCAATCACAGGAAAGAAATATGTTTCTTATTTCATTCACTATCTGATATGGATGTTAGAACCATAGGACACGAATGCCTGCACGGTCTTTCTATTTATTGTAAGTATCTTAATATGGATTACGGTTTTGAAGTCGGAGGAGATGAGCATGCCGCCTGTCTGATGGGATGGTTAGTTGATAAGGTTTGTGGTGCTTACCACAAATTTAAGAAGGAGGAAGAAAAAAATGGCAAAGAAGACTAAAAATTATGTAAGAGACAAACAACCAAAAACATTATGGAGTAAAATTGGTCCGTTTGTAAAACTTAGAGAATATCTGGCATCTAATATAACACCTGACGTGTATGCTAATGAAAGAGGATTAAAAACCAAAATAATGGAATTTTTTGGTCAAGATGTTCCGAAAGCCAATGTAGATGATTTTAGTCAGAATCTTTGGTTTAGATTCTTAAACCAACCAAATAATCTGAAAGAAGAAAATGGGATTGTCAGAATACCAGACAATATCAAATCCATTATATCTGACAGGATAAATGGTGGGTGGGAGAAAATGACTAAAAAATATGGAAGGGAGCTTGATTCCTTAGATAATAAGATAATTGATGGAAAAGTTGCAGGCAAGGACGTATCTGATTTGGAGGAGTTAAGGGATGTAACAAGTAGGAAACTTGGAATGGTGGAAGAGGGAATAGATCTCTTAAAAAAAGCCAGAACTGGAGAACATCAGGTATTTAACGAATACAATTTTATACCAGATGCTTACGGCGATTTAAATGATTTATCAGGCTTATCAAGTTTCACTATGTACCGTGATGATAGAGGTAGGATGGTCGTAAAAGATAAGTATGATTTTTATAGAAGCGATCAACCTCTTGGTGTAGGGATTGTTACTAAGATTCTTGATACAATAGGATACCCGTTTGATATTCTGGATTATGTAGAAGATAAGAATCCATATGAAGAGAATGATCCAAACAAGGTTTTGTTGAAATCCGCCATTGATTCCAAGAATGATCTGGATAAAAAAATGAAGATAAGATCTAAAAAACAAGGAGGGGATTCTTCTAAGCCGGAAATAGATTGGGATTTATTCAAATCCAAATATGAAAATATGAAGCGCGTGGGTAAGGGTACGCACCGCACTATGGACGTAGATGGAATGAATATGATCTATGATGCTTTATATGATAAAGGTTTCAATCAACGCCAGATAGAAGCCGTACTTGGAAATATTATTGAAGAATCTGGTGGTAATCCCTATGCCGTATCTGATTATGGAGGGTTTAAGGGACTTTTCCAAGAATCCGATAAAAGATATCCACCCAAAGAGTTTGAGAAAGATAAAGAGCGATTTAAGGGGGATAAGCGTGGATATATCAATTACATGATAGACAGATTTTATGATCATGTTCAAGATGCTGGGATGTATAGTATAAAGGATACTAAATACAATAAAGCCATTCATGCAGTAAGCGAATTTATGTCAGAAGATCCAGATACGGATTATTCGTATCCACTTGTGTATGCTTTTGAAGCTCCATCAGATAAAGAAGGAACTTATAAAAATAGAAAAAGCGTATCAAATTTAATAAGCCAATCTTACGTTTCGAATAATGTTGATAAATTAGATGATGATGATAAAAAGGATGATAATATTATTAATGCCATTCTTGGTATAAAAAACGATCTTGAATTACAAGACCCGATTTCCACTACAAGAGGCGAAGCCTTTAAAGAAGCCAGGAAAAGAGGTCTTAAGGAATTTACGTGGAATGGAAAGAGATACAATACCAATATCAAGAAAGAAGGTGGCGTGGTTGGTAAACAGCGTGAAGCATATGAATATTTTACTAATAAAAGAGGCATGTCTAAGATACAGGCGCTTGCTATCATAGGTAATCTCATGGCTGAATCCGGTCTTAAAGATGACATATACGGAGACAACAGAACATCATACGGCATACAGCAATGGCATAATGAGCGCATGGATAAGCTATTCAAGCACGCCAAAAAGAAAGGTCATTCTACACCAACATTCAAAGACCAACTTGAGTTCTTAGCTGATGAATACGAAGGGAAAACCGGATATTCTAATTTCTTATACACAAGAAAAGGAAAAGAAGGACCAGGGTATTACAACTACAGCCGGCAGGACTTCATGAACGCCGATAACCTTAAAGATGCTGTAGTAGCTTGGAACCAAGGAGCAGGACGTCCTCATAAGAGTGTTATAAGAAACGATGACCGTTATAATTATGCTATGGAGGTTGCTAAAAATCTTGGTTTGGAAATTGAAGAAAATTCCGTATCTTCGTATGGTCAAATGGGATTCGGAGATGATGCTGAAATAGCAGCATCGGTAACACTTCCAGAGGTAGAAGTGGCAGCCGCCCTTCCTAACCCGGAAGCCCCGTCCCAGGAGGGACAGTCCGAGGAAGAGAGATTCCGTACATGGACTGAAACGTATGGTAAGGACATCGTAAATCATTTACTGACGTTAGACGGGAAAAAGAATGGTGATGACAGTGATTACAGCATGATGTATAAACAGCATGAAAAAGAAAGCGAAGAGGATAAGAAAATGGCTTTGATTAATGCCGTGCTTCCCAATATACAACTTCGCATTAAAGGCGTCACTGACAATTAGAACAATTATTTTATTTCTCATATTAATAAAGCGAAGCCGGATTTGAGACTCGTTATGCGGATACCGGAGGTTGAAGAACGATATCAAGATAATCCGGCTTTTTTGTGCGATTTCGTGAAGGATGGAACTATCATCGCCTTGGTTTAACAGAACAGACCTACGTACTTCCACTGTCCTGACGGGCATGGGCGCTCGTCTCGCCTACCAGCCTGCCTAATTCTCCACTGGCTACCTAATATAACTATTAACGTCACTCCATCACCTATCTCCCTTCAGTCGATAGGTTCAGTCGTTTTTAAATATTATAAGTTCTTTCGCATCGTTCCCTTTGGTCACGATACTCAATCTTTTAACACAATTAGGCGAACAATACAATGACGGAAAAAGTAATTTGTCAATCCGTTCACTCACTTAACTCCCTTCGGTCGTTAAGTTCATTCACTATAAACAATTATATGAATAAATGGTAAAGTATATAAAATAATATAAATAATATAATGAGTAAGATCATTGAAAATGGTCTTAATATTAAGGAAAACGGAGACTATTCATAGGCGTAGTTTTAATTCAAGATTTGTTGTCCCACCACTGACGGTCAGTCGGTTACGTTCAGAGTCGTTTTCCTGTCTCTTATCCAAACCGTCATAAAATAAAAAACCTTGTATCCTATTTCTCTCAAACCGGATACAAGGCAGTGCATTTTCTTCTTTTTATATAAAATCATATATTTGCACTAAAAAAAAAAACAACATGGAGACAAAAATAACTGAAATAATGAATCCTCACAAGTTACACGACAAGCTCTTCAAGAAAGAGCAGGTCTCTCCGATAGAAGTCATATACAATAGCTTCAGCAACTTAGGGTACAATGTAGTACGCCGTCCAGCCGGTCAGTGTTTAGGCAATTTGAGATATTTTAATCTATTTTATGACAAACATACTCATCATTTCTATCAGAAAAACAGGAAGTTGAGATATTGTAGTAATTTTCTCATATCTGATTACTGGAAAGATAGAGTGCGATGTTTCATAGTTTGGAACTTTGGATTTGGAAGATTCTTTCCGTACAATGACTTTATTGAGGCTATGGTTTATGATTATCTTCGATATGGGAGAAAGTCAGTTCCTTATCTTAAAAGCGTGCAAGAGGCTGAAGAAAAGTGCGTAAGGTTCTATATCCGGTCTCAGATAGATATGCTCCGTAAGGAAGGATATGCTGCATATCGGGCTAAGTTTAAGGAAGAACGTCCTCAGTATTTCATCGGAGACGATAGGACGGTGTTTAGATGCCTTGACAGCTCTTTGAAAAGAGAAGAGAAGATTGCTGCATGCGTAGCCCACAAAAGGGCTTTAAAAGAAGGGATAATGACTTCCTTCATCAATCACCTTAAGAAACATCCTACCACTTTATATTCGTGGTTCTCGTCAGAGGTAGATAGCGAAGGAAAGAATAGGCTCTGTCTATCTGAAAAGGCTGTTTCGTATTTGAATAAGAGACTGGTTCGCAATGGGTTAAAGTCTCTTTCTGCATCATATCTTTTTAGAACGTTTAGAAAAATGGTGAAGATCTTGTTCGGTTCCAATGTCAGGTCGTTTTTGAATAGCTGTCTGATGTCTGTTTCAACAGAAGAGGTTTTAACCAAATCTATGAAGAAAATAGTTTCCAAGACAGTGCTGTTTTTGTACAAGAGAGCGCTTAAGAACTATCGCCGGGCATGCGGTCTTAAGTACGACCCTGATTCGGGCGGTTTGTCTGCCGTACATGATTGATTTTTAAACGTATCCCATAACGTTGGATTTTCTCGTTCGTTTCTCTTATCTTTGTGAAAAAAGATAGTATGAAATTACGAATCATAAAAAATCGTCCGATATTCGCTCCTGGCGGTAGTGTTCAGGATAAGAAACAGGATATTAATGTATCCTCTACTCAGCCTATTCTTGATTATGGAACGCCTGTTAATAAATGGGGTGAATCTGATATTCAGAATATATATATGCCTTCTGATGTGATTTTAGAAACAGAGGAGGGGGAGATAAATCCATTTAGTAGTATGCCTACATCCGATCCGTTTTTTGAAAAGCACTATGCAGGATATGCAGGATATGCAGGATATCTCGCTGATAATAGGGGTATGGTTAAAAACGTAGAGAAATCAGTCGTTGATAATGCAATGAATGTAGGTGGTGTTGATGCTGATTCCTCTAAAGAAAAACGTTCCCAAGATGGTAATCCTCTTGATCCTATGACTACCCCATATTATTCACCCGATCTAACCGGCAGAGCTCAAATGTTCGGTACAAGTCTTGGCCGGATAAGAGCCGGTAATAAGGTCGGTGCTAATGTGGCTCAAGCTGCCTTGTCTGGTGTTAGTTTAGGATTAGGTCTTACCCGTAATATCATGGGAGCTTCATCTGCTGCGTATGCAGCCAGCAGAGACGAGCAGGCAGCGAGGGAAAAACTTGCCAAGGAGCGTCGTCAGCAATTCATCAAGTGGGAACGTGAAGGTGGTGGCGTGAATTTAGGTAACGGTCAGAAGATGGATACGTCTGATATGACCGGCGAATATATTTATCCTCTTCCCAAGTCTATGGAAGATGCTGCGAATGTAGAGATAGAGAAAGGCGAGTACGTGCTGACTCCTGACTCCGTAGGGCCTATGGAAGCCAAAGGGAACAGACATGAAAATGGTGGCACTCCGGTTGATTTGCCAGAGGCTTATATTGTTTCCGATTATCGTAAGATAGATGATGAGTTTGCCTCTTACGTTAGAGAAAATTATGGTATTAAGGCAACGTCAAAAGATACGTATGCTACACTCCTTGATCGATATAAGAAGAAGATTGGTTTGTCTGATAAGTACGAAGATCAGGAGCGTGTATATAAGAGATTAGAGAAAAATGAAGATGTAAAAGACAAAAACACATCTAATCTTAATGCTTCTATTCTTTCCAAGTACGTCAATGAAAACCAGAAAGAGATAGACGAGCTTGAAGCACAATTTCGTTCTTTCGCTGAAATCGTTTATGGCAAACAGGAAGAATCTAAGCGTAACGAGAAGATGGATGCTTTTTTCAGGGATGGCGGGGTTGTTGATCTGAATCAGGTAAAGAAACAAGCTAAGGCTTTTAATATTGCAGAATCAGATGCTAAGAACTGGATATATGACGAGTATGTTAAGCAAACCAGGAAAATGGCTGAAGGTGGACCTACTCAGAAGGAGCTGGAGGAACTTAGAAAGAATGCTATCGGCTACAATAAGCTTATCAATCAGTTATTTGGACGAACTCTTAATATGACTGTATCTGATGTTAGTGGTCGTGAGCAGATTCTTAATCCTGATTCCAGTGTCAATGCCAACCAGAATCTCCAACATAGAAGCAATTTAGGATACGGCAGGGTAAATGATAAGGCGGTATCTAATTTGCTCGACATAAACCGATGGGCTAACAAGTACAATACGGATGGTGATTTTGATACAGAAGGTTTCCAGAAAGGATACAACAGGCAATTAAATGCATTGTGGGCGTTAGCTGATGTAGGTGCTATCACGAATGCTGATGCAGCCAAGAAATTCAGAGATGAGTACGGATTCTGGGGCCAGGATGCCGGAAGCTACGGAGGTAATCAGGCTTATAATTCATTTGCCGTAGATGATAAGTTTGGTCAGACAACAGCCACCCGTTCTTATTATGGATTGGACGTTGTTTCGGCAGAGCAAAAAAGATTGTTAAACGAAAAAGGGATAAAGAATTATGTTGACTTATTTGGTGATAAATCTGATGCCGCTAAGAAGATTCTGGGCTCCGATTATAATAAGTTTGTTGCTTTAAGAGATAGTGGGTTAATGCCGGAAATAGACTTCGTTCTTGAGTCTGTTAAACCAGAAATGAAGCCTATTGAGGCCGGTCCCATAGCACCAGACCTTACACCGCCTAAGATTGGATCTCCTGGAAGGATAGAGGTAAAACCGAAAGCAAGTACGCCTGCGACTGCAACCGACACCGATACAGAGGAGGTGGTTGAAGACAACGGACCTAAAGGACAGGGCAGACCGGCGGCGTTCGGTCCTATCTTCCCGGAAATGCTAAGAACCCTTGACACTGGCTTGGAGATAGAAGGCCTGGAAAGACATCAGGCTCCGAGAATAGACCCGGTTCTTCAATCTGCTGATCAGTATATCAACGAGCTCAACCGTGCGACATCGGCTCAGTTAGACGCAGCAGGTGACGTGCCCGACTCCCAGCGGGCTGCTATTCTGGCTAATATGAACGCCATAGCTGGAAGCAATATAGCCAAGTATGTTAATGAAGTAAATTTCAATAACGCAAGGCAAATAAACGAAGCTGATAGGTTTAATGAAATGGCTTATGTTCAGACAGATGATAAGAACATAGCAGAAAGGCAACGTTATGAATCTGGGTTGTTGAAAGCTATGGCTATAAGGGATGAAAATCTTGCTCGTTATTATGATAGTATAAACAGCGAGATACAGAATAAGTTTAATGTTCGTACATCGTTGAATACCATAGCTTCCATAGCCCCGAATATGAGAATGCTTCCAAGTGGTCAAATTATTTACGTTCAAGGCAATCAGGATGTGATGAATATGGGTGATTATTCTACACCTTATTTGAAGAGCTTGGAGGATGATGAAGAAGATAAATATAAAAAGAGAAGGAGAAATAGCTGATGGCTTCACAATATAGTATTTTAAGGCAATATGCCCCGTATGTTAGTCCTTACAACATAGATCTTGTTAAGGACGTCATGATGTACAAACAGCAGAAGGTTGATGCTGCTCGTGAAAAGATCTATACCCAGGTAGATTATCTTATGGGTCAAGAGATAGATAAGCCTGAAGCCCGCGCTTATATGGAAGATAAGATGTCAGGTGTGATTGCTAACATCAATCAAAAATTCAAAGGCGTGGATCTTTCTTCTGATGGTGTTACGAGAGCCATACAAGGAGAGATCAGTTCGGTGTTGGATGATACGGTCATTAACGCGATTGCCGGCACAAAAGAAGGCAGGAGAATGCATAAAATGCTATCTGATTTACAAATAAATAATCCAGAACTTTATTCTGCTGCGAATGCTTATGCGGCTTTAAAGCCGTATAATGAATGGGTGAATGATGGAAAGGCTGGTTCCCGTCTTGCTCCTCTTCAATATACTCCTTATACTGATTATAATAAGGAATTAAAAGATAGGATAGATTTTATAAGCAAGCTTCATAAAGGAGCTAAAGTTCAGATTCCTATTCTTGACAAGGATGGTCATCCTACCGGGGCAGTACAAGAAGTAACTAAGGATATGCTTACTCCTGAACAGATAGCTTCTTTTGCATTGTCAGGGTTATCAGATAAAGCAAGGCAGCAGATGCAGGTGGAGGCTATTTACATGGTAGACTCTAATCCCTCTTTATATTCGTATGATTCTGTTCTTGGTTTTATGAATAAGCAGATAAGTGATAAGCAGAGGTATGTTGATGCTCTTACTGCCGATCTTTCCGGTTTGGGTTCTGATCCTGCAAAGAAAGAAATGGTTGAAAATGAAATAAAGAGAGCCAAATCTGAAATAGCTTCCATGAAATCTGAATTTAGCAGAATGGATGAAAGGGCTTACGATCCGTATCTTGGAGCGATGAAGGTTATTGAAAATAATTTTATTAATAATGCTGCTGCTTCATATGCTTATGATAATTCGTCTTTCATAATCAAAGCCGACGAGCTTTACTGGAAAACCAAAGAATATAATCAGAGGGAAAGATTAGCTAATTTGAATTTCGAAAAATGGAAGATAGAATTTGAATATGAAAGAAATAGGGATATTGCAGAGTTTGAATATGGTAAGAATAAGGATGAAGCCAGATTTGGATTAGACGAAGAACGTCTGAAGATGCAGAATAGGCTTAATGAAGCCAGAATAGCAAAACTTATGTCCTCTGGTGCAGGAGCGGCAGGCGGCAGAGCTGGAAGCCGAGCCATGCAGGTGGGCGTTGGCACAAACTCTGGTGGAACTATTTCAGCTAATCCTATCGAAACTAAAAATATTAGCATATCAGAAGAAACTCATAAGAAGTTTAATAAGGCATATACAGATCTTGTAACATCCGGAAGTAGACTATCTACAGCCCTTGGTGCTGAAAACATGAAAAATATTCAAGCTGCCATATCAAGAAATATGACGGATGAAACATCAGGATACAAGTATCTTATGGATGAAGAAAAACTTCTTAAGTATATAAAGGACAATGGAGGTCTCTCTAATGATATGTTTGACAAGCTACCTGTGGCAGAGAGAAAAGCTGCCACAGATGCTTATATGCAGCTTAATAGCGCTGTAGACAAGATGGATATAGAGAATGATAGAATTAAGAAGGAGAATAAGATTTATGATAATATTGTATCTGAAATAGCAAATGCGATCGCGCAGAAGGAAGGAGGTAAACCCGAAGAATATATAGCCTATGCTACAGCGTTATCCCTTAATGATATTTTAAGAAAAAATAGAGGTACAGTCGGCGATGTAGAATCTGGAGTAAGATATTATGAAAAAGGATTCTCGCCTGCTGATATAGCTACTATAAGAAAGAGGGTGAAAAATGATGGCATTGATTTATCTAAAGTATTTGAGAGGGATAGCAAAAGTGGCAGGTATTTCTTAAAAAAATACGATGATGTAAAAAATAGTTTCTCGGATGGTGAAGAAAAGGTGTTTTTTAATACACTGTATTCTATTAGCGGAATGGAGAGCGTTGGAGGTGATGTAGTAAGCGATATTAATATAGCCAATCAAATAACTAAGGTTCAAGATGATGGTATAAATGAGATACGTAAAGAATATCTCGAACTGTATTCACCTAACACAGTAACGTATTCAACCAAATTAACCTCCAAGGAGGCTGGTTATAGAGAGATGGGTGTTCTCAGGGATCTATTTACTAAAAAAATGGCAGAGCATCCTGTTGGTAAATCTAAATCATCATCGGCAACTATTGAATCATTTTCTTTGACAGAATCGGGAATAGCCGACAATGGAGAGAAGACTTACAGTTTGGTTGCTAATCATACTGGTGAAAGAGAGGAAATAGATATTGTTGAGGTATCTGAAACAGAGTTGATAAATAATGGCATAGATCCTGGTATTAATACTCCTTCCGTCGATATAGGTGGATATGAAAGTGGTATTATAAGACCTACATTTGGAAGTGATACCAATATGTGGTATCCGAAGATGCTTGAAAATTCAGATATATCACCCGCTTATGCTTCTGTATCTTCAATGATGAAAGTGTTATCAGATATGATAAATGAATCTGGTAATAATTTAGATGATATGCCAGAACAAAAGGTTTGGCTTCTTAATGCAGCTAAAGATATATTGGATAACAGTGGAAAGCTTGGTGTAAAGGTTGAAGGTTATGATCCTAAGACAAGTTACGGTTATGGATATGAGACAAGGCTTTATCTTATGGAGAATGGTAAACCTGAGTTAATAGATTCGTTTGATACTCCTAATGTATGGTTTGCGGATAATGTGTCTAAAGAACTTGCTGTTGCGCCTCAGAAAAAAATAGTTGATTTTGTTGTGGCAGCCATAACAGAAGAGATTAAGGATATGGTGGCGGCAAAAGAAAGGGGTGATTTACCTACGTCTTTGAATAAAAACGGCAAGTTGATGAAGTTGTTGAATAGTGTAAATAGGGAATAATATATGGAAAATAAGGAACAGACATTGGTGGAGAAATCAGGGTTCTTACCATCTACTGGATTAAGAGGGTATAATGCCGGAGTTCCTACGCGATATGAAGAAGAATCTTCTCTTATTGAGGGAGCAAAAAGAGAGATGGAGAGGATGAAAGTAGGATCATACACTCCCCCAGTATCAGCCATAAATCCTGATGATGATTCAGAAAAAGGATCTGATATTAGCGGAATAGATACTTCTTTTGATGTAGACACATCTTTTTCTGGATTAAAATCGGCTCTGAATGGTGGAGATGACCCAAGAAAGAAGAAAGAGGAATCTTATAATAAGTTAAATTCCATGATAAAATCTATTCAAGATAAATCAAGGAATACTTATTCTGGTAAACAAACGTCTTATGGTGAGGTTATAGCTGGTAATCAACAGTCATCTGCTGCTGATTTTGGTGTATTTGGTAAAGGAAGAACTATTAAGTTAGATGAAGCATATGACTTTTTATCCGATGGAAACATCGGTCTTGCAAAGTTTAAAAGTTATATGCCAGGAAGGGATAATGAAGATTATTACGGAAGAAGGCAAACTACTTGGAATAAGGCTGTTAATGGCATAGGAAAGCTTGTAACAAAAACAGCATTATATGGTGTATCAGGAGTAGTAGGTATTATCCCGGCTGCGTATAATCTTATAAAGACTGGTACGTTATCTTCTGCATTTGACAATGATTTTACACGGACCATAAATGATATAGATGAAAGAATAAACCACTCTCTTCCTCATTATTATACAAGAGAAGAGCGTGATATGGGATTTTTGCAGAGTCTTGGAACTGCAAATTTTATTTTTAATGATGTTATTGGAAATGGTCTATCGTTTACGACAGGAGCTATTCTGTCTGCCTACCTTACAGGTGGGATGGGCGTGTCAAGTCTTGGAGCTGTTGGCGCTAAAGTAGGGATGAAAGTGGCCGGCAAGATGGCAGCATCTAAGATTGCAGCAAGTGCTGTAAAATCCGCTTTTGGAGCGTATAGAGCAGGAGCGATGTACGGCAGAGCTATCGGCAATATGGCCAAGGTAGGAGTAAATACGTTCGTGGGAGCCGGCTGGGAGTCTGCTGTGGAAGCTCAGTCCTTCATGAAAGACTCTGAAAGTAAATACAAAGAATATTTTAAAAATATGTATGGTCGGAATCCTAATCAGTCCGAGATGGCTGAATTTAAGAGTTCTATTTCCGATACAGCAAACAGCATATTTTTAGCCAATATGGGTATAGTTGGATTATCCAATTATCTCCTTCTGGGAAAATATCTTGGAGTAGACACTGGTTTTGCTTCTAAATACATACCTGGATTAAAGGGTGTATCAGATACATATGGAGGATCAAAGAGTTTTATAGATCGTTATTTGTTTGGATTAGGAACTAAGAAGGTAGCGGGTGATGCTGGAAGGTTACAGACGATAAAAGCAAATTTATTCCAGAAATCCTTAGCTACTGTCTGGAATGTGTCTAAAAGGCCCATATCTGAAGGCGTATGGGAGGAAGGCATGCAAGGTGTTGCTCAGCGCATGGGGGAAGATTTTATTAGATCAAGATATGATAAGACGTATCTTGATGCTACGTCTTCTATAGTTGATTCTTTTTCTAAGGCCATAGCTGAACAATTTACAACCAAAGAAGGATTGAAAGAGATTGGTATAGGATCCCTGATTGGTGGTTTATTTGGAGCCAGAAATGGTGCTTTTGGTTTATATGAAAGGAGAAATAAAGAACGTACTATTAATACTGATGTTGAGAAATTTAATAGTAATAATGCTTTTACTTCTCAATCTGTAAAAGACTCTATGCGAAATTTAGCCGAATTTAATGCTCAAATGAATGATCCTGAATCAGATTATTATTCTAAATTTGAATTATCTGACAGAATGGGAATGTTAGAGGATACGGCTAACAATTTCAGGTCAATGGTTAAAAGCCTTGACGAAAGTGAGTTGGCTTCTGAAATGAAAGTAGATGAAGAAACTGTTAAAAAATACAAGGAAGATATTATAAAAGATTTTGATAAGAAGTTAGCCAATTATAAAAAAGCTTCTTCTTTTGCTGAGGCTATTACTGCTGAGACTTCATCTGATCTTTATCGATCTAATGTTGCTAATGCTGTTTTTAAGGGGTTGGATGCAGAGGATATAGCAATGGAAGCATCAAATGATATTGCTGATTATGTAAATGACAATAATTTGTTTGATGATATAAATACGTTTTATTCATTATCAAGTCAAGCTTTTGATACAGCTAATCAGTTAAGGGAATTGCGTAATGAGATCAATGATCTGAATGCTGAAATAGAGAGGTTGGCTACAACTCCGAGAAGAGTAGAGGACGGTAATGATACCGAAGCAGAGGCTATAAAACAAAAAACTATTAAATACGATAATCTTAATAAGGAATATAGAAGGTTGTCAGAAGAACTTCTTAGTAGTTATAAAGAAGTATTTTATTCTTTTGATCCTGGAGTATTAGCTCTTGAGTTGTTTAAATCTGAAACGATAACTGCTGAAGATATATTGAAGGCTTATGACTCCGTAGCTTCTTTAAGTACTTATATTGAGAATAATAAAGGAAAGAAAGAAGCAGAGGATTTAAGAAATATGGTTGTGAAATATCAGCAAGCCATTACCCAATATAAGGTTTTACGGTCATTTATGAACTCCATACAGGATAAGAAATTCATGAGACATGATTTTTCTTTATTTTCTAAGTTCTTAAATGATATGGTATCTTCTAATACTGAATCTATAGAAAGTGATCGTTTTTATCAGACAGAGGGTAATAATGTCAGTTTGGATGAAAAAATAGATGAACTTCTGAATAATGGAGAAATAAATTTAGATGAAGCATTTACCATGAAAGTATTTGGTCATCTAAACGATGGTATAACTCAGAAGCCGAAAGAGGATATATTGTCTGATTTTGATTATGAGTTGGCAATGAAAGATCTTTTGTCTGCACCTATAGAGGTTAGAGAACGTATCGTAGATAAGATATATACAGGTAATCAAGATCTTTTATCTCCAAGAGAGAAGGAGATATATGATAAATACAAGCAGGATATTGATGATTACATATCATTTCTTGGAGACAGTCCGGCTAAGATGATAAAAGATTTATCAGATAAAGTTAGGAGACTTACTGAGCCTCGATCTGTGTATGAGGATAATAAAGCTATTATTGATATGGCTAAATCCAATTTGGAACCAGATCAAAGGAAGGAACTTGATGATGCTATTTCTTTGTATGTTGATATAATGAACAGACGAGATAAAGGGGAGAAAGTTGACGAAGATAAGCTTGCTGATTCGGTATTTACCATAGAAGATCTTGGCCAGGTTGGAAACATCACGGATCTCCTTCCTTATGTTGAACAAAACAGGATTATTGACAAAGGTCGTATCTCTGAATCTACGTTGAGTAATTTTGGGGAAGATGATGCTAATATAGATTCTCTTGTAAATGAATTAGACGAATCCGATAATACGCCAGGAGCCAATATAGATAGCGCCCAGAATCCAGAGACGTTGATGGTGAGAAGAATCTCCAATGACGGCAATGAAAGGTATGAAATTGCAGGTCTTAGAGCCGATAAATTTATATCTTCAATAAAATCATTGGTTCCTATTCAAATAAGTTCTGAAACGAACGCTAATGGAACTAAAAGGTATTTCCTTAACATAGGTGGGGAAACGGCTACTATAATTGAACTTCCTTATCATGCGAGATGGTCTATAGACAAAGAATCGGCTCGTGTTCTTAATCGCTACACAGATGTGTCTATTCAGGACGTGGGTAATTCCTATTCTTTGGTTTATAAGCGTCTTGATTCAGATGAGTTGGTTCCGTACAGAACGGGTGTCGGATTCGGAGATAATGAGGTAGATAAAATAGATCAGGAAGCATTATCTTCTTTGAAAAAAGGAGATAAGGTTAATCTCGAAATAGATGTAAATGATACCTATAATCAGTCTCTTTTTGCCGAATACAATGATGCTGTTCAGTCCGGCGATAAAAAAAGAATAGAATCTGCTGAGAATAAACTGGTGTCCAATATGGTTATCAAGGTCATGAGTGGAAACAGATTCGTTTCTGTTGTAAAAGCTGACACAGGAGGCATAGATGGTATAAGTAAGATAAGAAGAACGGCTTTTAACAAGTGGAAGAAGGACGCCGGCCGGTCGGCTACCATCGGCGTCGGCACGCATGTTGTTGCCCAGACCCTTCCCGGAAGACCGGTGTTTAACATGAAGGTGAACGGTCAAGGATATGGCCAGGTAGAAAATCTCCCTATTACCGAAAAAGGTGCTGAAAAAGTATCTGATGTCGGATATGTATTAAATGGCAAAGTCGTGCTTAAGAACGGATCTAAATACACAGGCTTCCCATTTGCTTATTCTATATTAAATGACAAGGGGAATAATTACAAAAATGTAAGAGTTCCGGTAGTTGTCATCAAAGGTAAAAACGGTCTTAATTATCTTTTCCCAGTTAGCCTGCGTTCTGTGGAATCAGAGGAAGGGCGGAAATGGATGTCTTTTATAGATATGCTGCTTGAATCCGGTGATTCTGAATTGCTACAGATGGGTCAAGATGATATACAAGATCTTAATGCGTATCTAACCAAGTTAGGCCTTGATCCGGCTTCGTATCAAGTATCGTATTTGAATCCTATTTCAGGGCTTAGAAAAGCTCGTGAGGCTATAGAAAAATTATCTACGGTTCCTGATGTTGTTAAATGGGTAGAAGATGAAAGCAGGAATGTGAAAGACATTGTGACGTCTGAAGTAGAATCTGGAATAGATTTCGAAGGTGAGATGTTTGTCGCTCCTAAGATCAGGATTCAGTTTGGTAAATCATCTTCCAGACCTAAATCACTTATAGAGGATGATCTTCCTTTCTCTGATGAGGGTAAGACCGTTACTTCTAAAGAATACGTGGATGTTTATGAAGAGGAAATGCCAGAGGAAGGGGCTGCCCGGGAGACTCAGACGGCGCCATTAGCTCAGCCGGCTCCTGCGGCACAAGCTGCGCGGTCTTTACCTGGCAAGAAGCGTACCTCCAGGAAAAACTTCTCTCTTATGTTAAACGAAATAGAATCTCATATAGAAAAAGAAGGATTGCCGCCTTATGCTAATATTTTTGATTTTATAGCAAGGAAGATTGTAGGAGGTGATTTGAGGTTTCTTCGTGAGAGAGGTAATCCTAAAAGCCTTAAGGAGGAAATGGGATTAGAACCTAAAGGAACAGTAGGTGATAAAATATCCACTCCTTCCAGTAAAGGTGGTAAGACTTTAGAAGAATACATTTCTTGGCTTCGTTCTCAAACAGATCAGGTGGTGGTTGATTATATTGGGCCAAGATCTGACGAACAAATTATATCAGAGTTGAAAAACTTTTTGAAATATATTAATTTTGTTCCAAGCAAGGCTTTGAATTATTCTCTTAGAGTCAATGGCATGGATACCCTAAAAGAATATGGCACAAAAGAGGAAGTAGAAAAAATGGAATCTGATATCAATAGTTTGGTTTATAAAGTTTTGCCTACGGTGGATAATAAAACTGTAGAAGATGTTTCTACTGCAATAAAATCAAACAACTTGCCTGCCATATGGGAGCCCGTGGAAAGCCTTGATATGACAAACGAGGAAAAAATAGAGTTTTTGAATAACGTAGCAGATTTCCTTAGCGGCATACCAGAGTATGATGCTGTCGTGGAGTCTATAGAGTCAGAATCAGATAATATTTTAAATGATGGGAAAGAAGGAAGTGCAGAAGGCGGTGCAGTACGCACTGAGGAAGATGGCGATAAAGAGAGCGATGGAGAAAGAGAAGGACAATCCGGAAGCGATGGAAAAGCTGAAGGAGATGTCGAATTACCTGGACTTGTCGAAGGAAGGGTAGATAAGCCTAAACCGGTATCAAACGAACAACAGATATCCGAAGAAAGCCAGGTGCAGGTTCCCAGGGTAACAGTCCGGTCTTTCTTGTATGGAGGCGACGGGGTTTACGAGACGGTGCCGGCGAAGGTAGAACAGATACCAGATAAGATCATGGCTCGAAACGGAATCAGATTCGGCATGAGTGTGGCTGATCTTACCAAGTTAGGATACAAGAAAGCCGGCGGAAATTGGGTATATAAGTTCTATATGAACACTGGATTATATGATATGTACAATATCAACACCGGTGAAGCGTTTAGGGCAAAACCGGATCTTGGAGTTAAGATAAGTTCCAGCGCATTCATCCGCTCTTTATTTCAATCTGGTAGAAAAATACAAAATATGATAAGTAACATGAGCCAGGAAGAGATAGATAGGAATAAGAATCTTGTAGAAGGTTCTGATAATTCGGATTCGATAAATGAGTTAAATAAGGAGTGTTAAGTATGAGAAGGAGATTTTTTAATGCTGCGGATAATTTTGTGGGAGGATGTTATAATAAGTTATCCAATGAAGATATAAAAAGGCTTGGAGGAAAAAGGCCTTATGTATGTCAGTTTAATAAAATTCATATACATATAGGACCTGTATTAAAAGATCATGATTCTGATGTTAGTTACATAATGTTTAATAGTAATTGGAATCATGGTGGTTATGAGTCTATGGTTTATAATCATAGCAATAATGGTATTTTTATATTAGGTGAAAACAAAATTGGTAACATAGAAGATCATATACAAGATCTAACATATTGGTACGAATATGATCCAAGCATTAATGAAAATTATTGTTATTTTTATTATGAGGCTAATAACAGCGGAAATGCTATCAAGTTGAATGGTGAGTTTGGTGATACCAGTACTGTTTTCAACATTCCCAGCTTGGAAGTCACCACTCTTCGTGATGGCAGTTTGAGTTTTCCGGAGATTTATATAGAAGGAATTTGGGATCCGTCATTGTATAAGTCGGTTTTATAATTAACTTTGCAAAAAAGTTAATTACAATGGGTGTCAAATGTCAGATAGAAAAAAAGGAAAATGAAATAAAACGGGTTAAGGCTCCTAACGGGGAGCCTTCCGTTCTTTACGAAAGTGCTTTAAAAGTATTAGGAAACAGCGAGCGGGCCCTTCAGGTATGGGCTAAGGCTTACACTCCTGGTTTTTTGTCGTATTACGGTCATTGGAATAACCCGGCTCCAGGGGAGATGTTTAACACCGATCCCAATGGCGAACCTCTTTTAGAAGATGTGCTGTCGTATATGAAGCGTCAGACTTATTTTGCTGATCCTTTAACGGCTCAGGATGTTAAGGATGTAAGGGATTTCCTTTTGTCTACTCATTATTTTTTCAATGCGTCTTCATTGTCTAATGCTATTCTCTTCGATTTTTATGTAGATGGCAGTTTGATACTGAATGAGCAGAAATTAAGGAGATCCGGTTTGTATGATGAAACAGAAATAAGTCGTATTTTATCCGATCCTTCTGTTTTAAACGAGGTTTCGACTTCCATGAGAAAGTTAATAGATTCTTCTATTAACGAACATGATAGGGAAAAGGATAATTATTTTATGTCTGTTGACTATCAGTATGGTCCTATTGTTTACAAGGAGGGAGTGTTTAACCAATTTGGTAAAAAAGTACCATATAATCCTTCTGAGCTTTATTGGGCTATGGGCAAAACAGTAGCCGGCATAAAAAACTTTTCTGAATTTTCATCTGCTTTTGAATCGTTGAGAAACTCATACCCTGAACTGGTTGAGAAATTCGTTTCTGATAAAGAATTTGCCGAATCTATGTTTGATGAGTTCTCATCTACGAATAAGATTCCGGTAATAAACATAGAAGGGGATGATGTGGTAGAAGGCAAGAGAAGATCCTTGTCTAAGCTACAAGATCTGTCTTATTACAATCCTGGCAAAATAGAGTTCCTAAGAGCTCGTATATCAGCTTATTTACATAGGGCTAATGCCGACACCGAATCCGATTTAAGAAGCATGATATGGGATATAGAAGAGGCTTGTACGTGGTTTGGCATAGATATAATAGGGACATCGGAAACTTATGATGGCACAGAAGAATCTTTGAATAAGATAGATAATTTGATGCTGGATCTTGATATTTATGTGGCCAGGCATAATGATGTAAATTATGCTCCAACGCTGGCATCTTCTATAGATGATGTTCTTGGTGATAGTACAGACTATTATTTTGGATTATTGCCGGAGTATATGGATAATTTGAATATCGTTTATTCTGAATCCGATATAGACCCAGTAGAGGCATTTGAGAAACATTCATTGCTTAAGGTAGGAGATAATCTATATCAAAGGATCAGCAAAGATGATCTTAACGAGATGTATCAAATATCAACAGTATTAGCCAAGCACAACCTAACTCATTTTTCTACTAAAATATATCCTGAATCTTGTTTTAAGAACGGCGTTTTGGATAAAGAGAAAGTACGGAACGTAGATAATAATACGCTCATGGCTTCCATTAAAAAATACGTCAGATCGTTCATGGATTCTCAGAACACAGAGGACATGATAATGACCAGGATGGCGTTTGGGCACCCTGCGGTACTTGACGTTCCTTACGTGGATGTGGATCGGGAGTATAGTCGATACATGAACAAAAAACAAGATAGCGAAAACCCATTATCCTTATTCGATTTATACCAATCTTACCTTGACAACAAACTCCATAAAACAAAATTATATGATAATGCCTATAAGTATCTTGACTTCAAACCTGGTCCATCTTTGGGTCTTATTTCTGATGATCCTGATATTTTGAAATCAATAGAATTATCTTTATCTGGAAAAGACAGGTTGATGTTGTTTGATTATAGCATGACCAGTACCGACCCTTCTTTATCAGAATTGTTTTATTTGGAGAGGTATGACCCTTCGTATGCTGGGAATGATTTTGAACACTATTTTTACACCAGGCACCCGTATTTGTTAAAAGAAAAATCGGGTTCTAATATCGTAGAGCAAGATGGTGTTATAACAGCAGAAGGTATTTATGATAATTTTATAAGAGTAGGTAATAAGATATGGTCTAAAGTAAGCGAGAGTAGTTCCGGCTCTATCTACCAAAATCTGACAGGAACCGAATCGGAGGTGAAATACGATTCTACTCAGAAGGCTAAGACGGTAGAAACTGATTACGCTCCATACCAAAACAGATCTGGCTTGACGCAAGACATGACCGTAAGCAAGTCTGAATTGGATGATCTTAACAAATTGGAATGCAGGTAATTTTTGTATATATATA